CTGTGGTTTGACAGGCGTCAACAAAAAATAAAAGTACACATTGACCCATGGGACACTTGGAGCATGGATCACTCTCTTGCTCCAATCATTCTTCCCATGTTGATTCAACTCAAAGAGTCCAAACACGGCGCTCCCCATGTAGACGATGAGGATGTGCCCAAAGAATTACAAAGCAAGTATGCTGTTGAGCCGGGCAATCCTCTTATAGGTACTACAGACAGCAGTTGGTTTGATCGCTGGGATTGGGTGCTAGACGAAATGATATATGCATTTGCTTGTAAGGCAGAGAAAGACGAAGTGTATATGCGATTTGATGCCGATGATAAAGAAGGTATGCAAGCAGAACAGTCTAGAATAAGCAACGGTTTTAGATTGTTTGGTAAGTATTACGAAGCACTTTGGGATTAGAAAAGGAGACACTAATGACCCCTATGGAAGAATGTCATCAAGGCTTCCAGCAATGGAAAAAACTAGGATGGATACCCTACTGTCCAAAGGGTGTAAGAAAATACATACCTTGGTTTGAAAACAATCCGTTTTATGCTTACAATTATCTTAAGTACAAAGCCACTGGTAAATTTAAATTGAAATACGACTGATTATAAATAGTTTTATGAAAGAAACTACAAGTTTGTGCGAACACTGCTATCGCCATATTCCTGGTCGTGTATTTGAAAGAGATAACGGAATATGGCTATCAAAAGAGTGTCCAGAGCACGGACCGTCTGAACATTTAATAGAAAGAAATGCACGATTTTACAAATCTTTAGAATATAATTCGCCAGGATTTGTAATACCTAGTAGTATAATGATAGAAGTTACAGATAGGTGCAATTTAAATTGTCCTCATTGCTATCACGAACCCGAGGCAAAAGTAGTAGATAGACCAATATCACATATTATTGACCAATTACGTACTTGGCCAAAAAATACAGAAATTATATTAGCAGGAGCAGAACCTACTGTTAGAAAAGATTTGCCTGAATTAGTTTATGCAATTAAACAGTTCCAGAAAGAAACTAATCAAAATGGATTGATTGTTATCTTAACAAATGGTGTTAATTTACACAATAAAGATTTTGTAGTAAAACTTAAAAATTCTGGGGTAGATAGTGTTATGGTAGGGCTAAACCACTACACCTATCAAGGGCAAAAAATACACGACAAACAGATTGCAGGTTTAAAAAATTGTAAAGAAGTTGGTTTACACGTTTACTATGTAGGATATACATTAGAAGATTTAGATCACCTACCAGATGTTATAAACGAAATTCAATACATTGGAAATTCTATAACAGGCCCAGGCACACATTTTAGGATACGAGCAGGAAGCGACATTGGCAGGAACCCGGATGAACCGAGATGGTTTCTGAGCGACCACGTAAGTAGAATTAGAAATTATTGCAGAGTACACGGCTTAAAATGGGAAAAGATTGCAGGAGACGATAATATCTATCATTACATGGTTAATATAAATGGGTTAACCCATAGACTTATACAATGGAGTGATCCAAAAACAATAGATCTAGAAGAATTAAAGACTCCGCCTTGGTGTGACTTTGTTCCTGGCAAGCCGATAACTAATTTTTTACATCAAGTAATGTTAAGAGACGCTGCTGTAAACAACAATATGGCTTTACATGACACCTGCCCACAAAAGTTTTGGTTTAAGCCTACCCAGCGTCTATAATTTTTGGCTGCGTTAAATCAAATATTTTTTTGTAAATTCTATTTGCAATGTGTCTACTAGTTTTATTATCAAAGTGAAATGCGCTTTTACCCCATTTGTGATGATCATCACCGACTACTTCTGTATGTTTTATACTAAGTGTTGGAATTTTATGAGGGTATCTCATTCTAAATCCAGTATGCAAAAATTTTATAGTTTTGTTTACTTCTTCCCAGTTGTTTTTATTGAAATATTTTTTACTGTTACTTGATGCATATACATCACTATAGGTTCCTATTTGCGGTAGAGTCCAATAATGTCCATGCATTCTACTGAATCGTCTTCTCGAAGGTTCAATATGCACCATAAGCAGTCTGTCATCGAAATATCTAGAGATATACTCTCCCATTTTTGGTCCCCATTCGTTTTTATAACGATGTATGACAAATTCATCATCAAATCCAACAATGTTTTTCTTGTCTAATAATTTTGGCAATATGTGTTTTGGAAACTTTAATTTTTCACAGGTTTTAATATCATTTATTATATCATTGCTTAGAGTTATGTGCTCTCCTCCGTGTTCGTAACGAGGATATATTTCTTTTGTGTAAGTTAAAATGCACCAATCATCTTTTTTGATATAAGGGATCATCCAATCATCAAAAAATCCTTTTGTTACAATTTCTTTGTATATATTTTTTGGTGCCTGTATACTGCGCACCCGTTCAGAATTATTTGCTTGAAAATGCTCGTACCAATCGTGTACCGCCTCTGCTATTGGCCCTGGCTTACTAAATAGGGAACCACAAGTTGTGCCGCCGATATAGTGAAACTCGCTGGTAGGTAATAGTTTTTGTAGGTGAGGAACACAATCATCTAATTCACATCCTCCCCATAAATAAAAATTCATTAATATCCTTGTCCAATATAATCTAAAAGTTCTTTTAATTTATTTGTGTTGTAAACTTGCTGTTGCAAAGCAGATTTATTATGTTGTAAAACTTTGTTGCCTTGCATCAACCATTCATACTTTTGTTTCTTAGTCATTTGGTTTAACTCTTTGTCCAATTTTTCTAATTGTTCAACTTGCATTTTTAATCTTTTGATATCATCTTTTTCGTCATCAAAAGAAAGGTCGAAATAACAATCGTAAGTAGCGTAACCAACCTTCTCTAGATATTTATTGCAACCGGGCTGGCCAAAAATCATTACAGGATGATTGTAAATCATTGGTCTAAAAGTTTTTTCGCTATAAAACATACTAGTATTGTCATACGAATCGTGCAGAGTTTCACTAACCAAACTGATAAGACTTCTTTGAAAAAGTTTGTCAGGCAAAGTATTTGCCCAGTTTGTTTCAAAGTCTTCTCTATCAACAATAAAAGGTGTTTGTTTAGCAAATTTTCTAAATGAAGGTTCATCTATATTATATTTTGCAAATTCAGCACACCATTTAAATATTCTATTTTGTTCTTTAAGATTTAATTCGTCGTGACTCAGCATTATATTCTCTTTGCATCCGCTTGTCCAAAGAAAGAATGCAGTAAGTGCGCGGAAAGGCCGTATACGTCTGTTTAAATTGATAAAATTATATTGTCCTTTTTCTATTTCGGCCCTAGTATCGGCCATTGTGATAATTTTACCATCGTGATTTTGTTTTGAACCATGAAGTCCCTGTATGAAGCTGTCCCATAGGTTAAAGGATATAACTTTAAATTCATACGCAGGACTGTATAAATCCCTCCATTCTTGATAGACACGCTCGTCGTAAAGATTTCCTGATAGATATATTATTTTTTCTCCAGGGATGTTATGATTATTACCAGACTCTGTTAACGGTTTAAAAATATCAAATTGTTTATAACTGAATCCTTCATGACAAAAATTGAATACAATAAAAGTATCTGGATCAGTTCTTAGATCTTGAAGTTCTTCTTCAGTGCAGAGATTAGAAAACCAATCTGCATTTTTTTTTGAAATCTGGTCGTTATGAGAAGGAGTAATATTATTAATTAAAAGATTTTTTTCAAGTAACTTAGAGCTAAGTCTCCAGTTTACATGATCAAACATTGTAAAGTACGTATGTCTATCGACATTGAAATCTTTTAATCTTAACGTTCTAATAACACCAAATGTCATATAAGTATTAACCTCTACAGTTATTTATGTACGCATATAATTACTCCAAAAAAGGTTGACTTTAATATAGAAACACAATATAATAAGTATATTAGGCAAACGAGAGGCACCATGAGAACACAACCACAAGATATTATTGCACGTTTAGAGGCAGACAACAGCCGTTTAGGCAAAGAAGAAATCCTAAAACAAGCACACCAAGAAGGACTTCCAGAGTTCTTTGAAGGTCTTACAATGGCTCTTGATCCTTTGGTAACATTTGGAGTAAAACAAGTGCCAGAACGTTCTGATGTGCTATCTGGTCAAGGATTGACTTGGAACGTATTCAAAGATCTTGCAGATAAACTACAACAGCGTGAGCTAACAGGACACGCCGCACGTGATGCTATCCAATTAGCAATGAGTGTTGCTACTGAAGAACAATGGAACGGATGGTATCGTAGAATCCTTATCAAAGACCTGCGTTGCGGTGTTTCAGAGAAAACTGTAAACAAAGTAGTTCCGGGCACTGTTCCTATTTTCACTTGTGCTCTAGCACACGATTCAGCCAAGCATGAAAAGAAAATGGTTGGCAAGAAACAGATTGAAATCAAACTAGATGGTGTAAGAGTTATTACTATTATCCAAGGCGACAAAGTAGAAATGTTCAGTCGTAATGGTAAGCAGTTTCATAACTTTGGACATATTATAGCAGAGATTGAGCAAGTAATCAAAGACTACCCAGTACCTTATCCGCTTGTACTCGACGGCGAAGTAATGAGTGCTAACTTCCAAGACCTTATGAAGCAGGTACATCGCAAGGACAATGTAGAAGCAAATGATGCTGTACTACACTTGTTTGATACTATTCCATTAGGCTGTTTCCAAAAAGGCGAGTGGGATAAGCCACAAAGTTTTAGAAGTGAAATAACCAAGGCTTGGGTAGAGGAGCATAAGACCGTCTTAGAGCACGTACAAGCGTTGGACTGGGAAACTGTAGACTTAGACACTCCCGAAGGCAACAAACGCTTTGTAGAGCTTAATAAAGCGGCTGTAGACGGTGGATATGAAGGTGTAATGATCAAAGATGTTGATGCACCCTATGAATGTAAGCGAACACACGCTTGGTTAAAAGCAAAACCATTTATTGAAGTTACGCTGGAAGTAAAAGAAATTGAAGAAGGCACTGGCAGGAATGAAGGAAGGCTTGGAGCATTTGTTTGCGAAGGCGTTGACGACGAAAGACACATTAAAGTTAATGTTGGGTCCGGGTTTAGTGATGACAATCGCGACAGTTTTTGGGCAAACAAAGATTCTATTTTAGGACAATTAGTAGAGGTACGAGCAGATGCTATTACACAAAATCAAGATGGTACTTACTCGCTTCGTTTCCCGCGATTCAAAACCTTCCGCGGATTCGAAATACACGAAAAGTTATAGGCACGAAAATGCTAGATGTGTGTGGAATCTCGAAAGTGAAGGTTGAAGTACATTCCTTTACAATAGGCGATGTTGAAGATCCTGATCTTTATGTAGCGGCTCCTATACATGACTGGCAACAAACTGATTTAGGTAAGTGGTGTATGGAACATGGTACAGATTTAGTCTACCATATCAGTGCTGATCCTAACACATTTGGCTACAGAGTTACTATCACAGGCGAGTTCGATCCTAAATACGAATCTTTCTTTATACTCAAAAAAGGTTGATTTTTTTGTCTTTGGCATATATACTTTTAAAAATTAACTTTTCAGGAGAAGAGGATGCCTCGTAAAAAAGCAAAATTAGCACCACGCATTAAACGCGGAGCCAAAGTAGTTGGACCTAGTTTTGAAGGCTGGGAGAAATTATCAGGACAAGAGTTTAGCAGACTATTACATGGTGCTCAACGTTTCTATTACGAAAACTACAAAGACTCAGATATGCTACCTAGTGTATGGGAGTGGATGTTAGCAAACGAGTATTCTAAAGACGATGTAAAGGCCGCTAAAGCCGCAAGCGGAATGTCTGCTATTAGCACTACGACATCTTGTTTGGTTATGGTATTAAAAGATGGCTGTCCTGATTATAATAAAACATACGCTGATCATTGGTTGACGTTGAAAGGCACTACCGGAGAAGTTACTCCGCTTACCGAGCACATACACAAAAGAGTCAAAGTTGCTATAGAAAATGGCAAGGACAAAATTGTAGAAGAAAAGAAAGAAGAAACAGTCAAAAAGAAAGTTCCTACGATTCAAGAGCGCATACATGAACAGGCTTGTAATCATGTAGAAGCAGTAGAAGAGTGGATCGAATTATTTTCAGAAGATCCTGACGCTTTTGACCCTAAAGCATTTGATGTAAGCAAACATTTTACCAAACTACAAGTTACCCAAGCTCATGCTCGTAAAATTATAAACTTCTATGAGTCTGAATTGGCAGAGTTACTTGAATTACAAAATATGCCTAGTCCTGCCAAGATTAAGAAAATGGACGAACGAGAAGCTGATATGCTAGAGCAACTCAAAGAAGGGTATGCTCATCTTAGCAAAGCTCATATTAAAAAGAAAGTAACTGCTTTACAAAAAATCATAGATGCTTGTAATGTAATAATTGAAGCAAGCAAAGCCACACGTAAAGTTAGAAAGCCTAAACTGCGCAGTGCGGCTAAACAGATTGAAAAACTAAAATTTAAAACTACAGATGACAAATACTCTTTGGCTAGTATCAATCCAGCAGAAATTGTTGGTGCTAGTGAGCTTTGGGTGTTTAATTGTAAAACACGCAAACTTGGCAAATACGTTGCTGAAATAGTAGATCCGAAAGGCATGGGCAGAGATGGTAGTGGACTACAGGTTAAAGGAACAACTATCCAAGGTTTTAAAGAATCTGATAGTTTACAAAAGACACTTAGAAAGCCAGACGATCAATTAAAAGAGTTTAAATCTGCCGGTAAAGTAGCTCTTAGAACCTTTATGGACGATATCAAAACCACTGAAACTAAGCTCAATGGTAGAATAAATGCTGATACAGTGCTTCTGCGAGTAAACTGATAAATACTTGTATGAGCAATGATAAACAGCAAGTCCAAAAAATTCGTGATGATCTCAATAACCTAGCAACTGTTATTGAAAATCTTGCCTACGCGGAGCCGCCCAAGGCTGAAATACCTACAAGAGGATTGTCAGGTGATCATATTATTGGCGGTAAAATTGTTAAATTTTCTAGTACAGGAATCAAAGACGAAAGTTCAAGATTAGTAGTTCTAGTTAATGATGATGGTATATTAACAGATTTCATTGATGTTGAAACACTAGTAGGCGATGTAAAAGTTGAAGGACATTTGCACGTAGGTGGAGAAATAACTGCTACTAAACTACACGTAAATGAAATCACAGCGGATGTTCGACATGAAAGATCAACACCTTTAGAATTTATTGCTGACGAAAAAAACAGTATTTACGGCAAAGGATTACAATGGCGTGGATTAGAGCACACCCGTCAGTTTATATATCGCAGTAACCCCGATAGATTATTCTCTACAGATTCAATTGATCTAGATAAAGAAAAAGAATTTTTAATTGATAAAACAAGTGTTCTTAGTAGCACAAAGTTAGGAGACACTGTTGTAAAGTCTAATTTGCAACAGGTTGGAGTTTTATCGCACCTAAATGTTCAAGGCAGTGTTAATATTGATGAATTTATACATTATGATGCTGGATCTATGAGATTTAGTATAGGTTCAGAAGAGCCTAGCGGTATGTTTTCTCTTGCATCATTAGACGCAGAATTTGTTGTCGATCCGGAAGGAGACTCGGTTAAGTTAGGCACATGGACGAACAGTGATTTATCTATTGTTACAGATGATACTCCTAGAATTGTCATCGATAAAACGGGACACATTTATCTAGGACCAAAAGGTCATACAAATAAAGTTTCTGTAAATGGCAAATTAGGCATTAATGTCAATAACATTGAAACAGATGTAGATTTAAGTGTTGCAGGACCTATTAGAATACAAGACAAAAAATTTGAAGTTTCAAATAACGAACCTACCTCTGGTTCATATAAAATTGGTGACATTGTTTGGAATGACAATCCTAAGCCTACCGGCTATGTAGGATGGATTTGTATAAAACAAGGCACACCTGGACAATGGAAACCGTTTGGCCAAATTGGATCGTAATCCAATGACCAAACAAACAAAAGATCCGTTACTGGATTCAAAAAAAACATTAGATAAACAAATTAATTGGTGGATAACTGCGGGTATAACAATGCCTATGAGTTTCCTAGCTCTATTGTTTTTTGAAAATTTGTTTGGATTTGAATCAGCTTACCATGTAACTCTTGTTATAGGTGCAACTGTTTTTGCAACAGTCGGATTTGTCTGGTGGTGGTGGGCAATTTACAGTATTGCTCAGTTTAGCGGATTAATAGTAAGAATCTCTGAAAACTTTCAAAAGTTACAAAAAGACCTCAAAGATATAAGAAAAGATTTATCTTAAGCACCTGTGCCAGCGTTTAATGCTTTAACTACAACAGCCAACCTATCAATTGCTTCGCCCACGCTTGTAGGAGGTGTGCCATTCCAATCTGTAGGTGTAGTAGGATAATATAACAGTTTGCCGCTTACGCCGTCAACTAACATAGTTGAATCGTCTGCAAAGACAGATCCTTGCACATCTCCTAATACATATTCGTCGTCTGCATCAATACGTATTTCGTTAGGACTCACCCTTGTTAAAGTTATATTGTTACCAGCTGTAAGAGCTACTGTACTAGTGTTAGAATTTATATCAATTAGTTCTAAGTCAGTAGTTCCAATAGGTACAGACATTTGATAATCAACACCTATTGTAAAACTATCAGTGGCTGTGTCAATAGCAAAGTCTACACCAGTACCAGAGGTTATAGTCACGGTGTCAGTAGTAGAGTCTGCTTCGATTGTGACTCCGTCTGGATTTAGTTTTATTTTTCTAAAAAAATCATAATATGCTGGATTTGCCATTAATATTTCCTCTATGTGTGTATTTATGTAAATAACGGTATGCTTGTAATTGGTAACGGAGAAAGTCGTAAAAATATTGATTTAGACAAGGTCAACGCCACTAAAGTTGGCTGCAATGCACTGCACCGAGATAATGTAGTACGCCATTTGATTTGTGTAGATCGCAAAATGGTTCGAGAGGCATTGGAAAACAATTACAACCAAACCAGTTTAATTTATACTAGAGAATGCTGGTTTAGTGAATTTGCAGATGTAAAAAATATGCGCATCTTGCCAGACTTACCTTATGCAGGAAGTGAAAGATACGACGAGCCTATTCATTGGGGCAGTGGTCCATATGCTCTTTTGGTAGCAATAAAAACCCTTACACAAATAGATAATTACGACAGAACAATTTCTTTAATAGGATTTGACTTGTACGGTAACGATGAAGGCAAAGTTAATAACGTATATAAAGATACGGACAATTACGACTTAGCTATAAAAACTGCTGTCGATCCAAGATATTGGGTTGAACAAATAGGCAAACTTATAGAATTATACCCTGACATAAACTTCAAATTTTATAATGTAGAAAACTGGCAAGTCCCAAAAAAATGGAAAAAGAAAAACTTTATTCTTGACAATATAAACAACTTCAATTATAATAACTAAACAGTTAGGAGCAACATATTATGGCATATTACAGTACAAAACATTACGGACACAACATTGGACTATCAGCAGTGTTTCGTCAACCAAACGCAGATCATTCACACTGTCATTTACTACACGGTTACAGTTTAGCATTTACATTTACTTTTGGATGTGACGAACTAGACAACAAAAATTGGGCAGTTGACTTTGGTGGACTAAAACCTTTGAAGGCTTGGTTGGAAGATAGTTTTGATCATAAAGTAGTAGTTGATAAAAACGATCCGTATTTAGATAAACTACGTGAACTAGAAGAACTTGATCTCGCACACATTCGTGTATTTGATGGTGTAGGTGCAGAGAAGTTTGCAGAACACGCATTTAACTTTGCAGACAATCTCATTAGAGAGAAAACAAACAATCGTTGTTACTGTGTGCGAGCAGAGTGTGCAGAGCACGGTGCAAATTCAGCATTTTACGAGAAATAAATTTTGCCTAAAGTTGACAAGAGTCAATATACTAAGGAAGAATGGAAGCAGGTACGGGCGCAACGCCGGCTGGATAAATTAAAAGAAGAAGAGCCCGCATATATAGAAACCCAAAATAATTTTCCTAGATATGTAGTTTGTTTAAAACATGGAAAAAAGTATGATGCAGAATATGTAAATGTATTGTACAATATGGTTCAAAGAAATCTTTCTTTAGAATACGAGTTTGTATGTTTTACAGAAGATCCTTTGGGTTTAAATCCTGACATAAGGGTAGAGCCTTTACCTGCAATAGAAAGTGCTACAGGCTGGTGGTATAAACCATTATTCTTTAATCCTAATTTACAATTAAAAGGTACTATACTTTATATTGATTTAGATGTAATTATCTTTAACAATATAGACAATCTGTTTACTTACAAGCCGGGCACGTTTTGTATAATAAAAGATTTTAATAGAAGTTTACGTCACGATTGGCAAAAATATAACAGTTCAGTATTTAGACTTGATATAGGAGATCATCCGCAAGTTTATGAAAACTTCTTAAAAGATACCCCACGCCATATGAAGAGATTACACGGAGATCAAGATTGGATATTTGAACAGGTAAGACGAGACTACTCTTATTGGCCAGTTGAATGGATACAAAGTTATAAATGGGAAATGCGCAGGCGGCCCCCTATGGTTAGAGGTCCAGACGGCAAAAGGAATTTTTCAACAGCAGGAACTCCAACAGTACTACCTGAAACTAGCATAGCAGTATTTCACGGCGAACCTAATCCAAAAGATTGCATAGATCAATGGTGCAAGGACAACTGGTATTGACATTTTTTACAATCTATAGTATATTATATACATGACTAAACGTATAGGCTTTGCCTGCAAATATCTACATCACGATCAATCGCAGAAGAAAAAACTGCTGGAAGAAATTCAACGACCGCTAAATACAAAGGCTACTACTGTTGCTTGGTTAAATCGACAAACCAAAGAAGTAGCAGAACAGCGTATGTGGGACATAATGGTTCACAACATACAGTCAATTGGACGTCTTATAGAATATGTTGGCAGTTTACCACAAAATTTGCGAATGGTTAGACTCGGTAGCGATATCCTACCTTGCTATACTGAGCCTACATGGGGGTATGTATGGCAACTTAGAGACTTTAGAGAATACTGTGAAAGAGAGTTACTCAAAGTCGGAGATACGGCTCGTAGGTTGGATGTACGTCTTAGTTTCCACCCTGGTCAGTTTACTGTTCTTGCTAGCGATAACCCAGAGATTGTAGATAGAAGCATAGAGGAATTTGAATATCATGCGACTATGGCAAAACTCATGGGATTCGGCAAACAATTCCAAGACTTCAAGATCAACGTACACATATCAGGCAGACAAGGTCCACAAGGCATCATCAACGTCTTACCAAGGTTATCGCCCGAAGCAAGAAACTGTATTACAATTGAGAACGACGAAATGTCGTGGGGTGTCGATGCAAGTTTGGAGTTGCGAGAACACGTTGCCCTCGTGCTTGATATACACCACCACTGGGTCGCTACAGGAGAGTATATTCAACCCACCGACGATAGATATCTACGCATGATAGATTCGTGGCGTGGTGTGCGTCCTGTAATTCATTACAGTTACAGTAGAGATGAATGGTTACCGCAAACAGAGGATATACATGAAGGCTTTCATGATATTAATGCCTTAATTGATATACATGGTTGTAAGAAACAGAAATTGCGAGCCCATTCAGATTACTATCCTAACAAAGCAGTTAACCAATGGGCTCTTTCGTTCCTAGATACAGCAGATATTATGTGCGAATCTAAGATGAAAAATTTGGCAAGTATTAAGCTCTACGAAGAACTAAGTGCGTAGTCAATTACGTTTTCGATTCTACCTGATTTCATAATAGAATCAAAGTTTTGCCATATGTAAAGTAAGTTTGTCATATTCCTCCAATTTACTAATGTTGCAACGAACACTGTTCTTTCTGTTTTTCTTGTCGTAAACTACCACAGTTGATTGTGGTTTTACAACATTTCGTACAAAGAATATATTTGGTTTCTCCATTTCTACTACATTAGAAATAGAGCATTTGCTCAAAGGAGCAACATAGGCTGTACCAAATTTATCCTGTAATATTAATTTGTTAGATGTTGTTATAGAAAACATATTTATTTGTGTTGTACGCACACTAGTATCAGCATAAGCCGCAACTGTTCCGAATGTTAATAGTGCGCAGATAAGTAATTTTTTCATAATGTTCTCCAATATAGGTTGACATATAAATAGTATATACGTATAATATATTTATATACTACATAGTATATATTAACTAACCATTTAATAGGATACAAAAATGGCAAAGAAAGAAAAGAATGATCAGCTTCTTGTTAAGATTAATCGAGAAGACAAGAAGAAGTTCATAGAGCTTTGCGAAGCAGATGATACTTCTGCTAGCAGAGAAGTAAGAAAGTTCATAGAAAGATTCATTAAAGAAAACTCATAAGAGGACTACATTATGATGTCTAAGAAGCAATCTATTGCCTTACTTGAATCACAAGGTTTCAAAAAAATCGATTACGACAAATTGCAGTTTCTGCAAGGTAATATTAGTCGAGCCAAAAGTAGAGGTGAAAAAAGCAAAACAAACACACTGACCAAGTTTGAAGTTTACGCCATTGGTGAAAAACAAAAATGGAAGTGTGCTATTACTGGCGAACCATTAGAATTCACCCGCGGTGGCTATACCTGGCAAAACAAGTGGTGTAATCCGATGAGCTGTGTAATCGATCGCATTGATTCTTCTAAAGACTATACAGCAGATAATGTACAACTCGCAACACATCGAGCAAATACTTGGAAAAGCGATTTTACTAATGAAGAACTTGCAGATCTAAGTAGAATGTTTTTGAAACAGTACAGAAAGAAAAAATAAATACGTTATGAACTATTTGAATAAAATGTATGGCAGGGGTAACAAGCCTGCCGCTCCTTCATCTGATAAGAATCCTAATCGCGTAGCGGGCGGCATTAGAGGCCAAGGTGCTGATACTATTACCTTGCTAGGAGAGGATGGCGTACAACGAGTACTTCCTACACAAAAGTATGTAGAAAGTTTACGCAATCAAATTGATAATCAAAAATCAGTGATAAATGTTTTAGAAAGGAAGTTAACAAGGTTAGAGAGAGACTTTGAAACTCTCTCTAACTTTGTAAAAAGATAGTTATTGCTTTTTAACTTCTTTTTGTAAATCAGCAATCATATTGTCTTTGGTCTTACGCTTATCGAGCTCTACACCAAATTCTCTACCTAGCTCTTCGAGCTCGGCTTTCTTCATTGCTGACAATTTTGATTTAGTAGGTAGTCTTTTCTTGACTTCTTCTTTGACACCTTCAACAGTTTTTTCTACAGCAACTTTTAGATCTTGAACATCAACGTCACCGTCTTGGTCTATATCTAAACTGCCTGAGTCTCTGTTAAAGTACCAAAGAGCACCACCTAGCACAACTACTACTACAATAAACAAAATAATTGGATCCATAATATTCTCCTTAATTAAGTGCTGCTTTTATTTATTCTATAAATATTGCTATGAACAAAAAACGACTTTTCGATCACCCACCTAAAAGAATTTTTACATTTGGCTGTAGTTTCACAAATTATATTTGGCCTACGTGGGCCGATATTTTAGCATATGATTTAGGCTGTACTTACTATAACTTAGGAAAATCTGGAGCAGGTAATCAATTTATTTCTACAATGATAACCTTAGCTGATTTAGAATATAAGTTTACAAAAGACGATCTTGTCATAATTGAGTGGACCAATATTGCTAGAGAAGACAGATATTCAAATGGCTGGCACACTCCGGGCAACATTTACTCACAAACAACTCACGATAAAAAATGGGTCAAACAGTGGGCAGATCCTGATCATTATGCTTTAAGAGACTATTCTTATATCACTCTAGTAAGAGAGTATCTAAAAAACAAAACCAATTATCATATGACAGCTATGA